CGGATTGTTGAACAGGGCGGGAGCATGGAGCAGGATCGCCGCCGCGATGTCGTATGGCACCTGCATCATGCCGGCCCGGTACGCAACCCGGGCAACCCGGCCAGAGACTTCGTCCGGAAGTTCAAGCACCCCGAGCGTAAAGCTATACCCGCCCTCCTCCAGTGCGGTCCCATCGACGACGACAGAGTCGATGCTGTCGACAGGACCGCGGAGGACGATGCGACGGGAGAAGGGAATCTCGACGACAATGTCAGACGGATAGATGTACCTGCCGATGTAATGCTCGGCGCTGCTCACTGCTGCCATGAGGGCGGCATTGAGCACACTGTCAAGTTCGGTGGACGTCAACCGCAGGTGATTGCGGAAGTCGGCCAGGTCAGGATGGCCAAGAGATCGGAGGTACATTCTTTCCATAAGACAGTCGATTAGGCGTTGATGTCGACGATGGCTGCGAAGCTATCCGGGACGGCGACCTTGACGTCGTTCCAGGCGTTCATCACGATGCGGACGTCCGCGAACTCTGCAAGGGTGAACGGGTCAACGACGATGTCGATACCACCCCACTGGCCGATGTACAGGTCTTCCCAGTTGCCGAAGATCATCGGAGAGAGGCCTGTGCCGGTTCCCTTAGTAAGGTTGGACGGGACGAGGTTGGACCATTCGACGCGGTGGCCGTTCAGCATGGAGTAGTCGCCGTCAAGGATGAAGCGCGGGAAGCCGTTGGCGACCTGCGTCTGCTTCATGGCGCCCCACACCTTCGCGTTGGTCAGGTAGCCGAGGGAACCGCGGAGGCCGTTTTTGGCGCGGACGGCGGTTTCGAGGTCGACGACTTTGGCCCAGGTGATGGCGCCGCCGTTGGTACCCATAGCGACACTGCCGATGCCGGTGGTGTTCAGGATGCCGGTAGGCTGGTTGTTGGAGCCGGTGCCGGCGATCGCGGCGGTCTCGAGCAGCTCGGCGTGGGCGTCAAGGATGCGTTCGCGGAGCATGTTCTCGACGTCCAAAGAGGTCTGGCGGAGCAGGTCCTTGGAGAAGGCAGCAACGACCGCGTTGCGATGCGGGGTCATGGTCGCGGATGCGAACGTAGCCTTGGACGTGGTGGCCTGTGCGCCTTCGGCGAGCCAGCTGGCGGTCAGCTTGCCGGCGGAGACCAGCGGCACGGTGCCGACGAGGTCGCCGAGGATGGTGGCGCCGAGGCTGGAGATGACGAGGCGCTCTTTGAGCGAGTCGACATAACGCAGCGGCATGGTGACCTTTGCATAGCCGCCGTCGGCGTTGGTGGTGGCGTTCTGGCCGGAAGAGGCGCGGAGCGCTGCGGTAGGGATGACGAAGCCGCGCTGGGCGAGGCCGAGACGGCGGTACTCTTCGGCACCGAGCTCGGCGACCTCAGCCTCGAGGCTGGTGAGTTTGCCGGCGGCAGCTTCACGGATGAACTTGATGAGGGAGAATTCGCGCTTGGCTTCCTTCTCCATCTCCTGGAAATTCTTTTCGGCGAGGCGCTGGTTGGCTTCCTCGACGGTATTGGCCTGCTCAAGCTCCTTGGTCAGGGCGGCGGCCTTCTCGATCTCGGCTGCATAGGCAGCCTCATCGGCATTGCGATCCATGGCGTTGACCTTGTCGATCTGAGCCTTTAGATCTTTTCTGATTTCTGCGATTTTGCGCATGACTGATGTGGATTTATGTTAAACAAGTGCGGCGGTGGCCGCTGCCAAAACAATTACAGAGCGGTCTTCGAGGGCGCGGTCCTGCTCATCGGGGCCGGCGCTTTCCTCCTCGGTCTTGGTCTCTTCGACCTCCTCCTCGGCGGCTTCGGCGCGAAGGGCTGCGAGCTCCTCGGACGAGTAGTCATCTCCCTTGCGGGTGGCGTTGGCGTTGGAGGGAATGTTTACGACGGAGATCTCCAGCAGTTCCTGACCGGCGTAGTAGTAGGTTTCGCGGGTCTCTCCCGGCGCCTCGTCGCCTTTCCCCCAGGATCCCTTCCCGATCGGAAGGAAGCCGACGGAGACGGCATTGAGGGAGCCGAACTGTATCTTGCGGAAGATCTTCTCAGCGAGCTCGTTGATGGACTTCGGTTCGAAGGTGATGTCGACCATCAGCTTCTTATCCTCGACATAGGCGCGGCCCTTGCCGATAACAAAGTCAACGTCCTTGGTATCCCAGGCGCCGTATACCTCATGGTTGTACCCGATGACGGGATTAGCGTTGAACCGGACGAGATCCCAGCCTTCCTGATTCAGGACGGTGTGCGCAGAGTCCCTGGTGCCGTCGGAGGCCACGAACGTGATCGTCCGCTTCTCCTCGTCTACTTTCCTAATTTCGGGCGTGAATGCCCGGATGCAGATCTTATCCATAGCTATTCGTTGTTATTTTGTTCCTGGCCGACGATCCCGGTGTTGAGCGGGTAGAGCATCTTGTCAAGTCCGTCCTTGTGCATGAGGCCTTCGAGCTCTCGGACCTCGTTGCGGCTCATATAGCCGTCGAGGATGGCATTGTGATAGAAGTTGCTCCGCGCATTCGTGTCGCCGCGCAGGAGCCCGTCCAGGCTGAACTTGACGCTGTACTGGCTCTGTTCACGCTCGGTGAACAGCTTCGCCTCCAGCTCATCTTCAAGCCGCTTGACCGTAGGCCGGAGAGAGTATTGGACGAACTGAATCGTCTGATGCTCGATATTACTGAACGTGGCGTGGGAGAGCTCCGCCAGCATGTGCGGCGGGATGTTGATGATCCGGCAGACGTCCTGGATCGACAATGTCTCGGACTGGATCAGCTGTGCAGCGACCGGGTTGATCGCTAGCTGCTTATATTTGACACCGTACTCGAGCAGCGGTGTCCCGTAGTTCTTTGAGGACGACCGCCAGTGCTTCATAAACGCGGCATAGTCATCGTCGCCGAGGTGGTTGTCGGTTTCCAGGACGCCTTTGATCTGGCCGCCGCGTTCGTAAAACTCGCTGGCGAACTTCTCTGTGGCGATGGACTTTCCCAAGGCCATGGCGTTCTGGATAATCGGATTGACACCGACGATGCCGTCAAACGTGACAAGCATAAAATGCAGGATGTCGTCGTCGGAATAAATGCCTGAGAGATGTTTCCGGCGCGGATCCGTGATAGCGATCCGGTACCATTTCTTGCCGTTGACAATGGTAATATCCGAGACCTCCCGCGGGTGGACCTGATGCAGCGCCCGCGTTGTGCCGGCGCCGTCACGCTCGATGATTGCATAGGAATTGCCCCACCCGTCGAGCCAGGTGTTGATAACATTCCAGAAGTCGAACTTGTTCGTGTATGAGTTAGGCCGGATGTTGATTACGCGATATGCGTCGTGTCCCGGATCGTCGATCAGGCCGCGGTCGGTTTTCTTCTTGACTGATTTGGGGAAGGAGGCGATGTTTTCGGACCGGATCCGGATGCCGGCATACAGGGCAGTCACCTTCATGGCTGACTGATTGGTGACCGAGACGCCGAAGTTCGGATCCGGACCAACAGGCAGTCCGGTCCCCAGCGTCACGTCGCCGCCGCGTAGCGACGCCACCCATCGCGAGATCTTTTCGAAAATTGCCATTTACTTGCAGTTTTCGTAAAGATGACGCAATTTAATTATTTGTGGCTGAACAAATTTTCCTTTATTGTTCCTTTCTTATTTTTGGCGGTTCTTCGCCATCCGGAAGGCGTCATAGGACCGCCAGCGGCGAACGCCGTACTCCGCCTCGTACTCGGCCTCCATGGCTTCGTATATCTGCCGATATGGCGTCTCAAGACCGGCTGCCCGGTCCTCCCGGATCCTGTGCCAGAATACCTCGATGAATCCCTTCCGGGCGACCATCTGTTTAATCTCTTCCATTCTATTCGTCGTCAAGGTTTATGACACGGAGTGTGTGCTCCGTGTAGATTTCTTTCTTTTCACCGGCGGTGAGATTCAGCCAGCCGCCGACAGCGTCCGCCATAGCGACGACGCCGTCGATCTTGTTTCTTGCCCTGGCCTTGTCCAGCTTGATGTTTGCGTTCGGGTCAGTATAGATCACAACATTCTTAAACATCCAGCGGATGACCGGATTCCATAAAAGATTTAGATGATGCTGGAGGACCTCCGCCTGGATCCATTTCGTCGGGACGGACATGTAGCGAATGCTCTGCTGGTATTCCATCAGCTGATCCTCGTACTTTCGGAGTTTCGGCAGGATGTTCCAGATAGCCCACGGGTCATACGCCAGGCTCTGAACCTTATACGGCTCCAGCTGGCCAAGCAGGAAGGATACGAACCAGTCTTCGTCCAACACGTTGCCAGGCGTCGCCGTGACCCATCCCTGCTCGACCCATCGCCGGTAATCGACCCGGTCCTCCTTCTCGGCAACCTTTGCCTCCGGGATGACGAACAGGAACTTTGTGACCATGTATTTCGGGAAGAACAGGCAGACGGCTGAGATGTCCGCCTTCGAGGCGAGGTCGAGCCCGACGTAGCAGTCCGCGCCCTGGAGGATGGATTCGTCGAAGTCGGCGTTGTTCGCCCAGACGTCGTCGTCAGGGATCCACACCTCCGGCGCATCGACCCACATGTTCAGGTTCTTCACGCAGAAGGATGCCTGCGTGGCTCCGCCCTTGAGCTTCGCCTCTTCGTACCGGCTCTGCATGTAATCGGCGCCGACGGATACGCCGAAGTTGGGGTTCGCCTTCCGCCACACCTCCGGATCGTCCCAGCGGGACCCCTGGTCCGGAATGTAGAGCAGAATGAAGTGATCGTCCTTCTCCTTGATTCCTCGGAGTACATCTTGAAGGACCTGGACGTCCTGGTAGTAGGGCAGGCTGGTATCCATGCCAGCCGTAGAGATGGAGAACACCAAAGGCTGCGTCCGGGCACCCATACCCGTCACGATGAGCTCGTAGATTTCGTTCGTCGACCAGGCGTGCCGCTCGTCGCAGACGGCGCCGTGAGGGTTGAGACCGTCCTTGTTGCGTGTATCCTTCGACAGCGGCTTATAAGTGCAGGCACCGTCAGGGAAGGAGATCTCGTTCTGGACCACCTTGGCGACATCCTCGATGATGGAGCCCTTCAGCAGCTCCTTGGATCCGTTGAAGCAGATCCGCGCCTGCTCCTTGTCGACGGCAGCAGCATAGACCTCGGCGCCAGCCTCGCCGTCCATGAATTCAAGATAGAGGGCGACGCCTGACGCGATCATGGTCTTGCCGTTCTTCCTGGGGACAAGGACGTCCCCATAACGGAAGCGGCGCAGCCCGGTCGCCTTGACCTTCCATCCGAACAGGTTGACGAATATGAATACCTGCCAGTCTTCGAGGCGCAGCTTCTTCCCAGCCAGTGCTCCCTTGTAGTGTTTGAGAGATTCGAGGAATGAGCAGACGCGCCGGGCAGCCTTCTCGTCCAGGTAGATGTCTGAGCGGTCCAGGTCGGACAGGAAACGGGAGCAGGCGAGCACCACCAGCTCGAAGCTGGGGATCTCGCCTCCAACTACCTTCCTGGCGAACTCCTTCGCCCTCCCGACATAGTCCTTCCGCTCCGCCATCGTCATTCGCCGAACTCGTCATTGAACGCTTCGAGGGCGCTCTTCTTCTGCTGATTTCCTTCGCCTTTCAGCCGTTTCCCAGCTTTCGGCGTCAGCCCGAACTCGGCCGCGATCGCCGACGCCTGCTTCAGCGCGTCGTTCATCATCTTAACCTTTGGATTTGCGGAGACGACGACATCGCCGAACTTGTTCTTTGTTTTGAACGTTCTGCCTTCCTCTTCTATTTCTTTCCGCAGCTGCCAGTAAACGGCGTAGCTGTCCGCCCATAGCAACAGGCTCTGGAGATGAAAAGTTTTCAGGAGACCCAGCTTCATGAGCTCGTCGCATTTTCGCCGGTAATATTTTTTCGCCTGGTCCCCGAGCTCAGAAAAGCCGGCGATCCTGCACTGACTGAAAGTCGTGACGTCCATGTCTATTTTTTCCTTCCGCATGTTTCTCTAAATTTTCAAAAATCAGATTTCGCGCGAGCAAAACCGGGGGAGTGGTCTTGAAGAAGGGGTGGAAAAGAGATTTCGACCCCCTACCCCTCCGCCGGACCGCTCCGCTCTTCTTCCTTCTTCAGTTCGATGTCCGACGGCAGGACCATCTTGTAATGGTTGGCGCCGATCCGGATCAGGGCGGAGTCATCGCCAGCCTGAATAATCTCGGCCGGCTCTCCTTTGTGCATAATAGCTTCGTATCGTTGAAAGCGATGCTTTAAGTAATCCTGCTTATCCATTTGACTATAAAGATAATAATTATTTATTATGTTTCTTTTTCCACTCCTCGATGACCGGCTTGTCCCTGTTTCCCTTCTCCACATTGCATTCCTCACACAACGCCTGAAGGTTGGACCGGTCGAAGAAGTCGCCGCAGACAGGCCACGGGATAATATGATCGACTACCTGCGACGCCTTGATAATACCGCGCTTGCGGCATTGCTCACACAGCGGATGGTCGGCTCGGAAGGCGATGGACAACCGCGTCCATCTGGCTGAGTGATAGAGGTCGTCCGAACGCTTGCGGACATACTTGCCTTCCTGCCTTGCCTTCGCCATCTTGCTATCCCACGCGAGCTTCATCGCAGATCCGCAGGGTCAACAAATTCGAGCTTCCGGAAGCGGCAGCAGTCATTGAAATAATCAACGTATCGCGGCCATCGGGAGGCCTCTTCCTCGCCAAAATCCTCGTCCGTCGCTGGTATCTCGCCGCCGATGTAATAGATCTGCTCGTCCGGCTGCTTGTAAAATGTGGCATGGTCGCCGAAGGCGATGCCGTCGATTCTGGCGCCGGCATCGAGAAGGCGAAGGAGGCGACCGTAATCGTTCGACAAAGGCACATCTTCGATCAGTTCCCGCTGCTTTGCCATTGTGCCGCTCATTTGGATGCGGTAGCCTTCCTTCCCATGGTAGCGCTCCAGCATCCAGTGATGCTCCTTGAAATCAAAATCGACAATCCATACTTTCCTATCGAAACGGATGAAGTCCCGCTCGTGGATCATCATCATATTTTTGTCAAGATAACCTGTTGCAATCATGGTCTATCTGGTTAATTCTGTTCTTCCTTCCGCGTCCACAGTACGAGCTTCCGGCCGAGTACGTTCTCCGCATTCCTCAACTCCTTCACCCGGCGCTCTTGGACTTCGCCCATGTCGCCCATGAGGACCTGGGCGAGACGCTTCGCGTTCGCCTGGATCTTTATCATCTCACGATTTCTCGTCGTCTCGCCAGCCTTACCCCTGAATGAGTGCTCCCAAGCGACAGCTGCACCGGCGGCAAGCAGGTAGGTCATGTATGTCGCCACCAGCTGGCCGCATAGCGGTTCCGGCCATTGTTTGAAAATGTTCCAGACGGCCGTTTCGCAGATCATAACGTCCAGGTTGACCGATTCCTCCAGCTGATCCATCAGGTCAATCGCAGCGTCCTCCAGTTGATCCTTCAGGCCGGCAAAGAACCATCCGTTGATTTTGTTATAGGCTGCATGTATATCCTTCGCCCTCTTTTTCGGGAGATGCCGGAAGTCGTCGGCTTTGATCCGACCAATGTAGCCGTAGCAAATATCGAGGATCAGAAGCGGGAGCAGGATCTCCCTGGCTCCGACGCGGCTGACCTTTCCGCGCAGGGTGAGGCCGCGAGAGTCGGCGAACCGCTGGACCAATTCTATCTCGTTCATGCTTTTTGATTGATTGGTCCAACGATTTTATATTCCTCCCTGGTCAGACGTCCGCGCCAACCTCTTTTGCCTAACTCTGCGATGATTGCTTCGTCAGGAAAGCATCCGAGGACAAATTCTTCCGAAACAGGTCCGGACTGTCCGGATACGATGACGGCTGGATCCGTCGAAGCCACAACGACAGGGATTTCCTTTCTCGCCTCCTTAGCAACGGCAGCCTTCTTCTTTTGCGGGTGCTTGGCCTTCAGGCTGCGGCACTCCGGGCAGTACGACTGGAAGCCGTCACGAGACTTGGCATGCCTTCCGAATTGCTCGATCGGAAGTTCATGGTGGCATCCTTTGCATATCTTCGTCGCCACCTCAGCCGGTGCGCATCTCTCTTCCATACGGCTTGGTTCCTGGTTTGTCTGATTGTCTTTCATGGTAAATTTATTTTCGAAACATTTTTTTTCATCGAAATAGCCGGCCGGATTCATCTTTTTCGTGCAGGTCGGTTCCAGCCGATACATACCGAAATGCCTGCATTGCCCGCAAATATTATCCATGACTATTCCTCAACTGGTCGAACATCCCATTTATTACGCTGTCTTTCGTTATGCTATACCCTTCCGTGAGTACGATGTCACAAACGGTAAAAGTCGTCACGGTGACGCACAATGACTCGACGGACACATTGTAGTTATTGTTTATGATTATGACAGCATCGTCGGGAACGGGCGCCACCATGCGTTTAAGGTCTTTTGCAGTTATCATTTTATCTCTGTTTATAATCCAAATTCCCGCTCCTGACGAGTTCCGCGATCCCTTCCGTGTCGTAAAGCCACACCGGCATCTTCCCATGATGCACGAGCTCGCAGTAGCCCTCCAGGCGACCGCGCTTTCGCAGATAGGGGAACAGGTTCCCGTAGAAGTTGACGCCCAGCTCCATCTTGTTCAGAATCTTCGCCGCGATGCGGGCACACTGCCACCTGTCTTCCGTCTCCTGCACGTTGATCAGGATGTTCTGACTGCCATCGGCAAATGGGAAGAGCCACGCCGCGGTTGGGATATACTCCTCCGCATAGGGAAGGTGGATAAAGATCTGCGCCTCGCCCTTCGCATTCTTGAAGGCAGGCAGCTCCAGCAGCTCTTTTTTAGTCATTGTTCTTCCTCCTTCGGAATAGTGATTACATAAACGATTGCCCCCGGTTTGTAGTCTGTCCCGACCGACACGCTGCAATAGATGCCGGCCCTCTCCATCAGGCGCAGTTCGGTCCAGCGGCGGTACTCCTTCCGGCTGTCGAACTTCCCTTCCGGGGTGTAGATGGTTTTGTTTCCGTATTTGGTCATATCGTCAGATCAATTCCAAAATATTCCTCAAGGTATTGCTTTGGATCTATCCGCATATCTGGGAACAAGCCACCCGTAACATCTATCTCATAGTCTTCATACGAATCGGTAAAAAGATTGTGATAGACCATTCCGTAGCAATCACCAAATTTCCTTTTTGCGCTGCAATTCGGATGACTCTCTAAGTATTTTTTCCCCGCACGTATTAGGGCTTAAAGCATCTTTGGGTAACGCAGATAATCGGATTTACCACAATCGGATTTCATAGGGCATCCTATGCAACCTAACCTTCGCTCAACATGGAAATTCCCATCCCCATCATAGTAGAGCGGATGACATTTGATTCCTTGTTCTTCAATGAAACGGGCAATATCTTCGTTCGTCCATTCCAAAATTGGTAGATACACCTCAACACAGTTATCTTTTGAGTATAAACGGCAATACGTAGGCTCTTTGTATCTTTTTTTTCTCGCAGAAGATTCAGAACGCCGTATCCCTTGTATCGCTCGATCATGGATTTTATACTCCTTCAATTCGGAACAACAGAATCTGGCTCGCCTTGTCGGTATGCCTTTTTGCGAAACAAGTTCAAAAAAGCGGATTTTTGGATTAACGATTGTCACACCGTTGGCCTTGCAATGCGCTATCGTTCCAGGAGGATCGATGGTCGTGTTCTTGTAGATGGCTTCGTAAGGGATTCCGGCCATCTGGGTCAGACGGAGGATGACGTCAGAATCCTTCCCGCCGCTATAAGAAACCTCAATCGGCCCGTCCTGCGGGATGCTCCGCAGCAGCTTGATGGAGAAGTCAACCTTGCGTTTGTAGTCCATTATTCCCCGCCTCCTTCGTATTGCTGTATAAATTCCCGTATGCACTCCTCCAGGGATTCTTTTGTGACTGGGATCCCCCGCTTGCAGTACAATTCGCTCCAGTCAGTCACCTGCTTGTCCTTGGAGTGGAAGATCATACACTCGGTGAATCCTTCCGGGACAATGCAAAGGTCGGCATAAAACTCGAACCCGTCATACGTGAAGAAAGCAGAGTATCCGAAAGTCCTCCGGTTCTCCTTGATTGTAAATTGTTCTTTGTTTTTCATTGTATTTCACGATTAAAATAGTTTCGGGTCGCGCATATCCTCGATGGCGGCATCGACTTCCTTTTCGAGCCTTTTCGATTCAATAAGTTGGTTATATCCGCGCGTCTTGAAATAGTCTTTCTGGCTCTGGCGCATCTTTGCTACCAGGTCAACAAAATCGGCAAATTCCATAGCTAAATCCCTTATTTCACCAGTTCAAACTCATACACGAATACCCACGGATTTGATTCCCAAGTTCCCTCGCCGGATACTTTGTCGATAAGGCCCTTGAAGGCTTCTATCGCAGATGGATAAACGTCCCATTTGCTTCTTGGCTCCGAGTGATAGAAGTAGTCAATATCTCCCGGTGGGAAAAGCGTCTTTTTGTAAATTCCTTCCCGGAAACAATCCTCGTCTCTGATGTCCTGCAATCTCTCCACCCAGACGTTGGTGATGCGGATTTGGTGAATGCACTCGGATGCGGAAACAAACATCTTGTTTGTCCAAGCGGGCGTGTGGTCAAGGCCCCATATAGCACCACTCTTGTGCTTGGTGTCTCTCGGATCGTAACCCATATCCCGTAGGCTCTGTGCCACGGCCACGACCTCGCCGACCTTGTAACGAGAGTGTTTCTCGGTATCCCCCCAATTACCCAGTGGCGTACCATCCGGAATCAGCCGGCGTGTCATCGTCTTTCTACCTTCCAGGACGGCTTGCGTTAGACCATACCTGTCGTTAAACATTATCTTCTTCATTCTTCTCCCTCCCGGTAGTTTACGATTTCAATATGCCAACCCTCCGCATTGGAGCCTTGGGGTTCAAGGTCGAACTTAACATGGAGTCCGTCTTTCATTATTGGAATCTCCGCTGAATTGAATTGGTCGTTAATAGCCTTGGCTTTCCGTAATAGTTCAGCAAGTGTCATTGTTCTTTCTCCTTTACGATGATGATTTTTACCTTGTCCCCGATATTATATCTTGACACATCGGCAGGAATATGGGATATATTTTGGGGTTCGAGATATTTGTAAACGCCATCAGCGAAACGGATATTGAGATGGCCGTAACATCGTCCACACACCTCTCCTTCCACCGCCCCTTCCATCATCTTCCGCTTCTGCCACTCGGCTCCGGCTTTGAAGGCATCATAATACGGTTTTACTTGGTTTGGCCAATGAAAGCGGGTGTGCTCACTATAATGTTTTGCCGCCTCGTCAAGATTGGGTGGAAGGGAAGGCTTATTGTTGTCTACCGCCAAATCTACAAGTTTATCTAACGCAGCCTGCAAAACTCGAAATTCTTCTCTTGTCATATTAATCCTCCTTTCTTGCGTTAAGAACCTTGCCGAGTTCAACCATATCCCGGCGAACTTCATCCATTGTGCCTCCCCATCAACGATTCATATACATGCCGAGCCGCTTTCTCCAAATCTGCCTCCCTCCTTATCTTCTCGTCCTCGCTCTCGGGTTCTTGTTCTGCTTTGAGTGTTGAAAATGTGTAGTCTTTGCAGACCTTGTTCGGATATACGATGAACTTCCCACGAATGAACGGGCAGTCATTCTCATAGAATGCGCAAGACTTACAAGTGGGTTTTTCAAGAGAATCGCCCATCATCTTCCGTTTCTGCCACTCGGCTCCGGCTTTGAAGGCTTCCTCAATGTCTCGCGTCATCCATTCATGACCGGGAGTTCTTCTGGCTTTACGAAGGTATTCTTCTTTCGCTTCCTCCAAGTCGTGACAATCCGTCACGGGTTCATCCGGCAGGGTGTTGAGGAATGAATGTAAACGGGCCAAAGCGATGCTCCATCCAGTCTTTAAGTCTAAGTTTCCGCACAATGACGTATCGTCGAGCATTTGCTCAATTTTCTCGCGCATCAGTTCTTTAATATTGCTCATAATTCAATTTCTTTTTCGATTCCACAAATGCGAAGGGCGTGTTGAAGTTGGTGGACGTACTCAATATCGCAAGAATGAAGGTTATTAACACCACCGCCACTTTTCGTGTCTGCTTCTATTTGTACTAAAACATTTACACCACCTATCGGCAAATCATAAAAAACAACTTTCACCTTTGCCGCTTCGCAAACTCTCACCGGATATGGGGACATATACACGGTTGAAAGAGCCGTTTCTTGTTTTTTCGCTCGGCGGAACCCGTTCTTCTCCAAAATCTCCGGGGTAAGAGGAATAGGGTCGAGAAAATCGCACCAAATCCCTCCATCGAATTCGAATCGTTCTTCATCCAACGGATGGCAATAAGCACTACCAACAAGCCCTTTCTCGTCGAGTTTGTTATCGGCGTCAATGGCGCGAACCTCTACGATAGAGCCTTTTGGTATACAAATGCCGTCACGATTCACGCGATAAAAATCGCCAATCATCAGTTCTTTCGTTGTCATGATTCATACATTTCTCTTAGTTGCCGTATCTCATCTCGCCCATAAGAATCCTTCACGATGTCAAGAAAATACTCGACCGTGTACTCTTTCTCCATGTCAAGGCTATGTGACTTGACAAATTCATCACGCCCCATCGTGCAAGAGCCAGTGAGTATATGATGCCACTTGTAGAAAGTGGCGCAAGTGGCCACGGCTAAAAGAGACGGGAATTCTGCCTTGAATTTGGCAAGGCGTTCTTCCAATGGCTTATCCTCCATCGCTTTCCCCTCGGCATCTTCGAACGCCTTACGCAAAGTTTTTCCGTGGGCGAAATAATTGTCAACCCGGGCGATGTAACAATCGTTCGTCGTGAAATCATCACATACGATTCTGCCCTTTGCATAGTCTCCACGAACATGGTCGATGATGGTTGGCACATCGTCGATATACCATATTCTCTCTCCGTTGATGAATACAAGACCGGAGCCGTCGCCGTAGCCGTAGCCGGAGCCGTCGCCGTAGCCGGAGCCGTAGCCGGAGCCGTAGCCGGAGCCGGAGCCGTAGCCGGAGCCGGAGCCGTCGCCGTAGCCGGAGCCGGAGCCGGAGCCGTCGCCGTAGCCGGAGCCGGAGCCGGAGCCGGAGCCGGAGCCGGAGCCGGAGCCGTAGCCGGAGCCGGAGCCGTAGCCGTAGCCGTAGCCGGAGCCGTAGCCGACGTTGCGAGGTTTCAAAAAATCCTCAATTACTTTGACATCTTCCATACTGGCACGGATTCGATGGATTTAATTGCCTTCTTCTCGCATGGGATTATCTCGATGACGCCCGTGATGACAATGCTCGGGACAACGACCGAGAACTTGCATTCTGCGGGTTTTGTTACGCCAGACAAAGCCAATTCGGAGATGGATGCGGCGCCGTCCCAATACCAGAGGCGTCGGCAATCCTTCAATTCAACTTCGGTCCCATCCTTCTCGATGAGAGTGCCGTAGAAAATCCCCGCGCGATCGGCACGGACGATAACTTTTTCATTGATGTACTTTTCCATGATCTTTTGTTTTTTTATTGTTCAATATTTTTAATTAGTTCTTGTAATTCCACCCGCAGGATCGGAGCGGGTTGTGCGTCGCCAAGAATCTCGTCAATGCGGGATTGGATTATAGCGATAATGTCTTGTTGGGATTGTTCGTAGCCTTGCAAATATGCTTTCCTTAGTGTGCTATTAATATCATTATCCCAATAACCGTATTGATTTCCGACCCACTTCCCATAAACTGGGTATGCCTTTAACGCCGCTTCTTCTGCTCTCGTCATTGCTTCTCCTCCTGGTTCGTCTCCCGGCTGCGTGATTTCAGCGGCTCTGAGCACCTCGCGGGCATCCGCGCAGACCTCGGCATAGCTCAACCCCTTAAGTCTCGCGTAGGCCGACAGGAAGCCGCAAAAACGGGTATTTATGATCATTGCCATGAACGGATCTCCCAGTTCGTGGTCGGTGAATAGCTTTGCAGTCATGATTTCGCAGTTTTAATATCCGCCGACTCCTTGCAGGTCAGGTACGTGAGCGACGTGCATCCGGCTGGTATGATCATCCCGCTCATCAGTGCCGCCCCGACGCTTTGGATGTGGCTCTCTATCCAGTCGCGAAGGACGTCTGGGCACCATAGGCGGAAGACATCGCCGTCCGCCTCCCATCTCACGCCGTCCGCCAGCGCCGCCAGCCTCACGCGCTGCGGAGCTCCGGACGCATCGAGCGCCATGCAAAGATGCCACCATCCGAGCAGATCTCGGTCGCTGAACCGCGGCCGTCGCTCCGGGACCTGGTGCCAGGCGTCGAACGCCTTCAGCCGGGCGTCGTCCGTCATGTCGTCCCAGCTGCGGCCGTCGCTGTTGTTGAAGGCAAGGAATTTCTCCATTTCCCGGCCGGGAGCCGGCACGTTCTTGAAGAAGAAAAACGCGGACAAAAGTTTTTCCTCCTGCACCTTCTTTTCAAAAGAAGAAAAAGAAAAAAATATTTCTTTTTTTTCTTTTTTATTAAAAGATTCAAAAGTTATATCGGCGTTATCCGTTTGTTGTAACGGTGTTATAGCATTGTTATAACTTTGTTGTGCGGAATCGCCATCTGACGGTGTTTCCTGCGGGGTTGATGTTTCACGGCCGTACCTTGATTTCATCCCGCGTCTGCCGGCTTCCGCCCTCAACTGCTTGGATTTTTCCTTCGCGCCTATCCTTTCCAGCGCAGAATCGCTCCAAAACTGCCGGCCGTCGTTGCTGAACAGGCCGAAGTCCTCAACGACCGCGCGGACTTTTTCCGGCGTCGCCCATCGCAGGGAGAAGGCGATTGCCTCGTAGTCCATGGCCAGGTACCCGCCGTTCTCCCAGATCATCTCGACGATGCACCAGTACAGGCCGAGTCCCTCGCCCTTCATCTTCATTTGCAGACGGATCAGCTTCGGGTCATTCCTTGCCCCGAAGTCGTGGCTCAGTGTAGCTGCTTCCTTCATCGTTCGTCCTCCTTCAAAACAGCTACACGGCCGAGCGCTGGTGCCGGCGGATTGCCGCCTCAACTTCTTCCGGCCTGTAATAGCATTTCCGGCCGATCTTGACGGGCACAAGGTACCCGTTGTTGGCCCAGTCCCAAAGCGTCGACGGGTCGACGTGCAGCATCTTGATCAGGTCCTTGCGCGGGATCAGTTCCCGCGCCGCGTCCAGCTCGGACGCCCTCTCCGCATCCCGCCGGCCCTCGGCACGCGACTGGACGATCAGCCGCCTGTTCGCCTCTATGAGGTCGCCCAGCCTGATCGTGATCATCACGTTCGGATTGTGCCTTGATAATTCAAGCAAGTCCATGGTTGTTCCTCCTGTTATAGTTCGTCTATTGTAGGCTCATCGTCCCGGCGTCCTCTCCTCCCGGCCTTCCGGCAGGTTCTCGTCGGCCTGGACGAACGGGCCCTCGTAAATGAATCGTCGAAGTCCGTCACGGCCATCTGGAAGCATACCAATCCCAGAAGGATCATCGCACCACCCCTGCGCTTGAGCTCCGCAAGGTCCAGGTGGAAGTTCTTCTCCAGGAACCAGGATACGAGGGCGTTCGTGCACCGGGAGATGCCGAGCTTCTCGTAGATGTGTTGCGTATGCGCAACGACGGTATTGTAGGAGATATTGTTCGCGGATGCGATCTCCTTCCCGGTCATCCCGGCGACATAGCCGGCGGTGATCGTCGTCTCCATCCTTGTCAGGATGGCGTCCGTTTGCAGGTTGTGTGTCTTGTCTTCCATGGCTGTTCTTTTTTGTCAATTCTCTCCCCAGGGTGATTCCACGCCGTAGGAAGCAAACAGCACTTCGAGCCGGTGAGCCTTCTCGATGTCTAACGAGCGCAGGCCGTCCGCGTAGGCAGCGAAGGAAGGCGCAGAGTAGACGCCGAGGATCTCCATGATCCCATTCTTCGCCTCCTTGACATCCTTCGCCCGCAGAAGTCCGAGTCCCTTGCGGAAAGCGCGGGTCGGCGGGTAGTGCGTCTGCATTGTGTTCATTTCTTCATTCATCTCAAAAAATAGGTTTTGATCTTTGCGGCTGGAGCGGGATTCGGACCCGCGTCTCGCGCCCCCCTTTGTTCGCGATGCTCTGCCCCCTGAGCTACCCAGCCAGTTGTATCCGCCCGGAGAAATACGGATACGGCGCGTGAAATTATCGGATAATCATCATTACATTCATTTCTCCCCGGCATGGACCTCGCGGCCGATGATCTGGCGGGATGGGCGGGAGTCGAACCCGCTGACGTCTCACAGCCTCCACGCTGGGATCCTCCGTCTTGGAAAAGGAATCCCGGTCCTCAAGCCCGCGGCCTTCCGGTTAGCCGCCTATCCATCCCCGGTGCCTCCGGTTGCCTGTCCGGAGGCGGTAATATGTACTAAAACCAATCTAAGACCACGCGCCTCACGGCGTTTTTGTGGTGACCTGCGGCGGAGTCGAACCGCCATTCCCCCGTGCTCAAAACATACATAAAGCGGGATGTCTTTGCCAATTCAGACGAGCAGGTCTGCCCTCTTGGGCGGGTGGAACGAAAAACAACTAATCCAGGGCTCTCACCTGACGGTGCCTTGTCACCGGCTATTGTGTTCTGTCTTGAGCTCTTCGAATGTCTCCCTCCATGAAGCAGCTGCCCACTCGCCGAAGCCCCAGGCGAAGGGAAGGATCAGCAGCCACGCATTGCTGCGACGGGTCATGTGGACGACCGCGATGGCGGAGAATGCCAGGGCGAGGATGGACGCAAGCACGGCCTCGCCGGCGGTCCCGAAAGTATCTCTGTTTTTCATGGCGAGTGTATTTATTATTCGACGAACGTGATCTCATTGGCAAGGATCTCGACGGTTGACCTCTCGATCCCCTCCTGATCGGTGTAGCGGTTGTTGCGTAGACGGCCCTTGACCTCAACGCGGGCGCCCTTGACAAGGCCGGCGAAGTCCGGCAACCGGTCGTTTTTGAAGGCCGTGACCTGGTGCCAGGTGGTCTCCACGACAGCTTCGCCCGAGCGGTTCTTGAATACGCGATCAGTAGCGACACTGAAGTGTGCCAGCTCTGTGTCTCCGATGACCTGGATGCGGGCATTCCCGACGATCCCGCGGATGTGTACCTTGTTGAATTGTTCCATGAGTGGTGTTTTTATAATGCTGGGGAGTGTTTATTTTAAAAAAGCGATCTCGGTCAGGCCGGTCCGGTCGGTGAATTCTTTCTTTGTCATAAGGCGTCGTTTTTTATGTGCTTTAATAAATTTTTGCTATTTTTCGGGTTAAAATTCCGCGTTAACTTTGTAACGTTCGCTTTTAACTACCGCAAAAGTATGTAGAAAAATCTGTATTATCAAGAAAAAACATAAAAATCTACATAATTATTATGTACGAAGAGAGGAAACAGCGCCTGATAGAAGCGTTTAATCGGCTACGGGCTGAAGGGAAAATTGACACGAGGAAAGATTTCGCAAAGTCGCTCGGTGTCAATTACAACAACCTGACGCTCGCAATGCGCGGAGACCAGCGATACCTGACGAAGTCTTTGATGGAGAAGACGGACGAGCTATTGACTGGAGGTAGGCCGTTACAGCCTGCTCAGGATTCCCAGGCGATCCGCCCAGGATCCATCGTAATCCCGCCGGAACTGGCCCAGATGTTCACGGATCTCGCCGCGACGGTCCGGTCGCAGCAGGAGACGATCTCCCGGCTCACCTCGGCATCCGCTGGGGTTGAGAAAAAGAATGCGTAGTTTTCGATTTGAAGGATATATTTTTAACTAATAGACACAGATAGCCATGAAGAGATTACTGATTGCCGCGATTATAGCGGCGACTTTGACAGGGTGCGGCGTAACCGCAGTGGAACAGACGATCGTCGGGTTTACGGACTTCCGTCCATATACCGAGGCGGGATTCTTCCTGAGCCCGGATCCCTATGCCGGCGACTTCGATCCGATCGGCCAACTGTATGTGAGGATGGAACCGGGTGCCCAGCTGGTAGACGATCCAAAAGGGCAGCAGAGATATGACGATTCTCTGTATGGTTCGATGCCGAAAACCAACGGGAAGGTCCATTGGATAACTACCGAGGAAGCGCTGAAGAAAGCCGTGGAAATGGCAAAAGAAACCGGCGCGAACGGGATCAGTAACTTGAAGATAATGCGGGAGACCGATAATACAGGGCGGCTCCTCTATTACGAAGTGACCGGCTTCTGCATCCGCATCAGATAGCCAAAAGGTCCAGGACCTTCCCGGCCGTGGACCTTACGACCTCTGAGGAGGTCGACATGAAAAACACATAAAAAATAACCTGATAAAGGTTCTGTACTAACCGTATCGCAAAAATAGGGAAAAACTCGGATACATACAAACTTATTATGTATCCGCTCCATGTTCCAGGAGGCCGACGACTTCCCGCTTCATCTCGTCGTCGATGGCCCTGTAGCGGGCAAAAGCCCGCGATCCCTCAACATGCCCGGACATAGCGCCGACGATGGCCGGATCCTTGACTTGCCGGTACAGGTTGCCGACGAATGTCCGGCGGGCCAGATGCGAGGATGCGAGCAGGTTGAGGGGAATCTTCTCTTCTTCCCGGGTGACCGGATTGATGACCGACACCTTCCTGGTTATGCCTGCGGCGAGGAAGATGCGCTTCAGGGCGTCATTGTATTTCTGCGGAGAAATGCAGGGGAGCAGGCGGTCGCCTTCCAGCGACTTGTACCGGTCAATGATCTCGAGCGCCCCCTTGACCAGCGGGACGCGGACGACATGCGGACTTCCGCTCTTGGTCTTGTGCGGGACATACTGGAGGATCCCACCGGCAACGTCATCCTTCTTCAGGTTGACCAGGTCTCCGACGCGGCAGCCGACCAGGCACTGGAAGACGAAGATGTCCCGCTGGATCCGCAGTGCCTCATGGCGGTTGAGGTTGCAGCCGGCGATCCTGTCGCGTTCTTCGATTGTAATATAATAAGGGGTACCGTAGACAGCGGCGCCGACCCTGAATGTGTCGAACGGCGTCTTTCCGATGATCCGTTCCCGCTGCGCCCAGTGCAGGCAGCCGCGTAGGACGGCCATGATCGTGACGATTGTATTCTTTCCACGGGGGTGGCGGAGTTGTGCGACATCCTCATCCGCATACAGGGAGGCCCAGCGTTTCTGGTCGACAAGACGGTGCTCGTCGAGCAGGAAGCGTTCAAAGTCGCGGAGATCTTCCGCGGTCATGTCGGCGGGGAAGAGCGGGACGCCACGCCATCCCTCGAACCGGCGCAGCTGCGCGGCGACGGAGCGATACTTCTTCTTCCGCCGCTCGCTGACGTCTGACGCTTCCTCGTACCTTGCCATCAGGTCGGAGACCGACTCGCCGGGGCCGGCAACCAAGGTGGGGTTGTGGTAGATGTAGACCTGGCGCTGGACGGAGATCCGCGTGACGGTTGAGGGGTCAGCCTTGGCCCAGTAGTCCAGCAGCCGGGCGACCAGCCCGTCCAGATCCGCCTGGTTTTTCTGGAGCCTCAACTGCTCTGGCGTCTTGATCCTCGGAATGATTATCCGGCCGGATCTCGGGTCCCATCGGGCCGGATCCACGAAGATACCGGACTTCACGCGATAGACGTGCGAGCGGTCGCCGCTGAAGCGCAGCAGGATCTCGGACAGCCCGCGGGCGTCTGACTTGGAGGATAGGGAAGGGGAGACGGTTGCCATTTTTATGCGTTTTCCGGCCAAATATAGCAAATATTTTTGTCAACGCAGCGTCAACGGATTTCCAAACTGCCCGAATCTCCGCCAATTTTGGCCAATGATAGGAAGCAGGAAAAAACGGGCCCCGGCGTTGGTCGGAGCCTGTAAATCTTTCATTTATAAAAGCAGCGATAAAATTCGATTGGATTGGGGGCGAGTCCACGTCGGGCTACAACTTCGAACCTTTAACTGTCTGATTTTTAAGAATCAGGCAGTTTCTTTTTTGCTGGAATCGTCAACCGATTGTCAACGAGTTGGAAAATTAAGAGGAGACAGGCACTAACGGCCGATCTCCTCAACAAATATAATCATTTTTCTTGAGATAGCAAATGTTCGCGGCAGCGGTCGCAGGCCAGGTCGCAGAGGATGTCGGCGATCTCCTGGGTGATGTCTCCGCATAGGTAGGCGA